TCATCGTAATAACGACCAGTCTCTTCAAAGGCTTTAACCTTTTGCATAAGCAGTACGTCAATAGCTTCATTAAGAGCAATATCAATATACTGCGGACGAATAGATTCTTGCCTATTAGCATTAATCTGCTGAATCTTATCGTTTACAGCAATATGTGCTTCTTTACAACTACTATACATACTGACACTATTTTATTAGTTTATAACCGAAGCTTTATAAGCAGTGAAAAGTTGTGCTTTATATTCAACATTTTCAGGAGCAGCTAAGAAAGCCATAACACCCTCAATGGAAGAACCAAGAACTACTTCCGGATGCACAGTATCAAAGTAATTATCACCGTCTTTCGTAATGATTTGAGCGGCGAGTAACTTATAGACTTGTGCCATTGCTTCTGCATTCTTGTTATCAAACAGAGAAATAAACGCATCTGCATTCGTTTGAGAAAGTTCAGCTACAGCTGTCTGCAAATCTCCATGCTCCATTTTAATAATCTGTAGAGTATCGGCAGGAGCATTACAGATAAGTATATTTCTAATACGTTTATAAGAAGACTCATCACCTGTGAACAACTGAGCCAACTTAGTAGCAGTATTAACAACAGCTTTAGTCTTAGCATCTTTCATACGCTTAACATCTTCAATGCTATGTAAGTAAAACCGAATATTAGTAGATTTCTCAACATCTTCCGGTTTATTAGCAACAGTAGAAGTAAGTAGAGCAAGACGCCAAAGAATATAATCTTGCGGCTTAATAGGAGTCATGTACATATACAGATTCTCTTCATGAACCGCAGTACCTTCACCAAACAGCATAGCATCAAAGATAGCTTTCTCTAATTTATTCGGAGCAACCTCAGTATTAATACTGTTCTTTTTAGCCCAATCAAGAATAGCATCACGTTTAACAGGATCGTTAAGAGAAAATTCCCAACCAGTTTCAAGCTCATAACCTTGAGCGGGAACTTCAACAGTTGAGTTTTTAAGATGCTTCAAAACGAGGTCTTGAAAGTTTACATTGCGACTATCAGCAGAAGCTCCAATGATCGTAGGAAGTATAGAAGCCATTTCAGCAGTTTTACTAGATAGAGTAAGAACTGCTTTAATGCTTGGACCGAAAATAGTATTGAAAGCACCAATACTTTTCTGATTCACGACTTGAAACATAGTCGGATTCAGCTTTAAAGCTAAGGTTATTTTGCGTGAGTATATCATATAGTTTATACTTTAGTAAGTTTATACTTTACAATAATCGTAATGTACGCTTATTCAAAAATCATTTCAGCCCAGAAAGAAGTAGTACCATTAAGCATATTAATACCTTGAGAAGATATAACTTCATAGGTAGCAATATCCTCACGTGTACTTAACATCTTATTGTAAGCACCCCATTCTTTAGGAAGAGGAGTAATACCTTGGTAAATACCATATAAATATTCACGACCTTCTTCACAAACAAGTTGGATATTAGGTTCACCTGAAGTATTATCAACAGAGTGATCCAAGAATACCATAGTGTATGAAGTAACAGGGAAACCTCCATACATACGACCGTTCTTACGATCCATCTCAGCACGAGAACCGCTATCGAACAAGTCAACAACTTTAACTGAAACGGTAGCTCCAGAGTAATGCTTATATTGATTAAAGTAAGCACCATAACTCAAAATACCACCACGACTTTGAATCTCCTCTGTACCAAGTTTATCGAAGTAACCATTACCAATAGCTTCATTCTTAATACATTGTTGGAACATCTTAGAACCACCTTTACCGGTATAAAGAACGATATTTTTGTTACTCAAATCAATATCGTTACGAACTTCAAAGATACGAGAAAGAATCATATCAATAAGCTCGATAGTCATAAATGAGTATTCGAAGTAGTTACCGAATGCGATAAGAATATCACGAACACCAGCACCACGAGGAATAGGTTTGTTTGAATGTTTTTCTTGATTGTGAATAACACCATTAGTATCACGGTTGTAAGCAGAGAACCACAAATCCTCTTCTAACAAACGTCTACGCATGAACTCGAACTGACGCATTTCATAAGGCATCCAAAGAGTACCTTTAGAGCCATCATCATAATCAAGTTCAAACTCGGTTACGATATTAGCAATGTTACCGGTAATAATTTTGGAGAATCTATGGAAACCAAATTGGTTAGTCATTTCACTCCAAGATTCAGCAGTAGAACGAGAACCAGTAGATAATTCACCGGCAATCGTAGGAGCACCCATACCCCAATATTTACCTCTCTCAAAATTGCTGAGATCAATAAACTCATCAGGATTACCACCAAGGATAATCATTTCATAGATATATCCACCAGAAGCAGTTTGCTCACCATCGGTCTGCATACGAACCATGTGCTTTCCGTCAGGAGTAATAGCAGAATACTGATAAGGAATCCAGTTATCTTGGAACTCCGCTTTGAAAGACATAAACCCTTTACCGGGGGTTTGAGTAGGCGTAATCAAACGCACAATCGGGGAAGTGACAGTAGGTTTCCCCATAATCTTCCACTTATACTGAGTATCACCAGCATTAATAGGTTTCTTACGAGAGATATTTCCTTGACCTTCTGTAAGAGAAAGAAGAGGGAATTGATTACTGTTCCTACCCCAAAGATAAGTAAGAGACTTATTCAAATCGACAGCACCAAGAACATTAAAGTTCAATAGCATATCGGCATCAGAGTAAACCTCTTTGGAATACTGTTTTTTTCCAATTTCTCTAAGCATAATTACGATAATTATTTATTTGAATCAATAATACCACCTGGAACAATAGGACGTCTATTAGAATTAACTTTAGTACCGCCACCTTGAGTGGATACCTTAACTTTAGGTTTACCACTAGAAGTAATGTTCAAACGACGAACAGCTTCTTGTCGTATAGATGCAGCAGCTAACTGACTAATATCAGCACCTAACAAATTACGAAGTGCTACCATAGCGAACGTTTCATTATCAGCAAGCATATCAAAAACATCTTTCTGAGCTTGCGTATAGAAATCACCATTAACTTCAACAACAGGAGCTGTCAGATACTTAACAATATCTTTACGAGAAAGAATTTGTTCGTTACCATTAACAATTCTTTTAACACCTGCTGTTGGAATTGCAAGACCTCCGATAGTACCTTTATTAACGATCTTATCGTATAAAGAATTAGGAACGTTAAGCACTTTAGCTTTACCATTCTCATCATAGGTAATACCGTAGGCTTTATCAAGAGCTTCTTGAGCAGCTTGATATTCGGCTTCTTGCCTAGCATTTGCAGCTTCAATCTCACGTCTCTGGGCATTGGCAAGATAATCAAGACTCTCTTTAGCAGTTTCAGCTAATACTTTATCAGCTTTAGAAAAACGAATAATACGTTCGATTTGAGCATCAGAAGTACCTTTACGTTTTTCAGCAGAACGAATAACAGCTTCTAACTGATCATCTGATTTATCTCCGAGGGTCATTGTAGTCCAATCAATATGATTAGCAAAACCTTCAAGAGAACCATACGTTTGTTTGTAAAGAGCAGCTTGATAAATATCCGGATTAGTACGGAAGAAATTGTTGATAGCTTCACTTTCAGCTTGACGTTTAGCAAGCTCTGCAATATCAGCATCACGTTGAGCAAGACCTTCAACGGTCATTTCATATTGCTTAGGAGTACCATCAGTATTTACCGGAGTTAAACCAGAAATAGCAGAAATAGCAGAAACATCTATAGTTTCTTCTTGAGTTTCAGCAGCAGCAAATTCATCTAACTGAGCTTTAGTGTAAACAATCTCTCCATCTTTAACGGCATTACCGTCAGCATCAAGATCATACTCAACATCACCGTCATCAGTAGTAAGAACAATCTTAGTAGGAGTTTCAGTTTCAGTTTCAGTTTTTTGAGTAGCAGTTGCAGCAGCTTCTTCTTCTGCTTTCTTACGTTCTTCTTCTGCTTTAGCAGCTTCTTCTGCTTCTTTAGCAGCTTTAGCAACTTGTTCAGCAGCTATCTCTTCCGCAGTTTTAGTAGTACTACTATCAGTAACACCACCGGGAACAATAGGATTTGGCATAATGTTTTATCTTTTATAAATTAAGTTATAACAGTGACAAATGTAATAATAATATATGTATTAAAAATGGCATTAGAAATATTATTAGAAACAGCATTAGTACCGCCTATCACACGGCTCTCTGAAATTCCAATTAATTTATGCCATTTTAAGGCTTAAATGAAGACCTCTGACGAACCCAAATTTCAATCGATATAGTTGTTCAATTCAACAAAAATAAGAGCCTACATTAAGATTTCCGTGGCTTATTGGCGTTAATACGATTCATGCGCTTTTGTTCCTCAAACTTGGCACGTTCCAGATTAACTCTATCAATATCTAAGTTTAACTTAGTCATTTTAAGATAATCATCAAGAGTACCACTATTAGATTCATCTTCACTAATATAATCATTACCATTCTTATCTACTTGAAGCTTAGCATCAGTAATAATAATATTAGTAAGATTAGTATCAGCAGCAATAGCCTCCTTAGAATCGCGATCAAGTTGAGCTTGTTCAGCTTCAAATTTACGTTGAGCTTCCGCATTAGCAGCACGAGTTTGTTCAATCTCAGCATCCCACTTCTTTTGAATCTCTTCTTTTTGAAGTTCAAATTGACGTTGAGCTTTGGCAGCTTCTTTAATATATTTGCGTAAAGAAGCAATGTTATGATTACAAACAGCCTCAGCAGCTACATCGTAATTTCCATTTTGAGCAGCACCAAAAGCAATTTCCTCAAGCTTACGTACTTGTTCATTAAGTTCAGCAGAGTTACCAACAAAGATACCTAAATTAGAATTAACAAAGTCAGTACCATTTACACGGACTTGAACAATCTCATTGGTATTAGGATCTACATAAGAACCTTCATAGCCATCAATCCAAGCAATTTTAGCAGCATCAAGATTAGCCATCATATCACGAGAGCGGAAGCAATCAAAGATTTTAAGTGACCACACAGATCCCATTAGAGCCTGATTAAGTCCCATCTCAGTAACAGCTTTACCGGCACGAGCTTGAATATCTCCTGCACGCTGATCGTTCATATTAGCAAGTTCATACGCTTCTTGCTTAATAGACTGCTTAATCTGATTAATAGTTGTAAGATAATTAATCATTGTAGTATTAGCAATCTCTTTAATAGCTTGAAGTGATGCTTGTTGCTTAGCTATTTCACTATCATCAAATACAAGAGTACCATCTCGATTAGCTGCATCAAGACGCTCTTCCATAGTCATATCTTTAGTATCAGCTAAGAAACTTTCAGGTATCAATAGCCATGATCGGAATTTACTAATAGTGCGTTCCTCAACTAAAGTATAAAGACGATAAAGAGCAAGATAAGGTAATAAGCGATAAGGAATAGGTTTAGGATTATTAAGAAGCATCAAACGACTTAAACCATTATAAGGTAATTTACAATGATTAAGATTATTCACTTCTTCACGTTGAACAATGATAGGTTGAGATTTAGTATATACACCCCAATCTTTATCACCAAAACGATAAGCTTCCCAACATTGAAGAACCCAAGTATATTCAATATCAATATCACCAAGAGTAGTATCTAAGACATAATCTTCATCAACAATCTTTTGCTCAATCTCACCATAAGCATTAGTGTAAGTAAGAACACCACGCTTCATAGGAACCTTAAAAACACAATGACGAGCTTTGAGGACCCCGGTAGAGGGCAAGGAGTGGTACGGAGCAGCATTCTGCGCATCAATCGTAGGATTAAAAGCAATCTCACGAGAACGAAGCATAACAGGAGTAACTGTATATTCACCCGTACTTTCATGATTATGAATTATATCTTTGATATAAGCAATATCTCTTTTAGAAAGAACTTCTTGATATTCGCCAATTATATCATTGATGTTAATATCAAACTCTCGCATCCCATAATCATCATCTTCAACAAAAAGATTACCACTATCAATTCGATAATACTCAAGAGGAGAAATAATTTCAAAAATAACATCATTGTATCTTACATCACGATAAGAATAAACACTTTCAGTACAAAACCAATAATAGAAAGCTTGAATATATTTCTCATTAGCTTTAATAAGGGAATTAAGAAGATTAAGAGTTTTCTGACCACGATCAGCTTCTTCATCAATCCAATCCTTAGCAGCTTGTTTCATAAAGTCTTCAGCAGATGGAAGATCTTTAGAAGGCTCACCGGTTTGAACACCGTTAGCATTCATGATGTTTATAAATTGCTGACGAAGAAGACCATCAAGAGCAACACGAAGATCAGCGTTACGTCTAGTGACAACATCAATATCAGCATTATAAACTTGGTAGTTATTATAGGTGTTAATGAACTCTCCTATATATTTCTCTTTAATAGGAGTAATAAAATCAACATCTCTAATCTTACCAGGCAAATCTTCTTTTCTACCATTAACGGAGTTGTAGGTCGCCATTACATACTTGTAAGTAGATTCATCTACAATTCCATTTGCAGCGTCAAGAAAGGCTTTAATATCTGCTTTATCATTATTAGAATGAGCAGTAGTAATAACCCAATCACACATAGCCTTAGTCCAAACAGCTCCACGCTTAGTAGCTTCCGAAGCAAAGACATCAGGCTTTTCTAAAGAATTAGGAATCTTAGAAGCATCCATTTAACGACGATTTAAACGATTTGCAATACGTCTGTCATTATTCTCTATATTACCTTCAACAAGACGCTTAGTATTTAAAGAATCTGCAAGAAAGACATACATAGCAACAATAGCAGCACTAATATGGTCGAAGTTACCCTCAGCAGTAAATCTCTGACACTCTAGAAGCAATCGAACACTACTAATAGACTTAAGTCTACGAATAGGTTTACCATCAGCAGTATATGAAAGAGGTTCATAAATAAACTCCTTTAGCATACGAAGACCATTATATTTCTTATCACCATCACCAATTACAATACCATAATCATTATTGTTAGGATTAGTCAATTTACGAGTATTGGCATTGGTTGGATCAAGCATTAAGTAACGTCTAAGTTTATATTTAATGAAGTTAGAAACAGTCTCACCAGTACCAGCTTCCGGACAACATTCAGCATTATACATAAGACACATACCCATAGTGACTATATCATTTTGCTCCATTGTGTCCAAACGTCCTATATATTCGCATACAAGCAGTTTTTGATTTGGATATGGAGTAATAGTATTACTACGCATCCATACTTGTGCAGAATAAAGAGAATGTTTATCTGTTACGTCTTTTTGAGCCTTATCTACCTTATACGCATCCACACTAACAAAATATAAATCTTTAGGCACTTCACTATTTACTAAGAACGGACGATAGTACATTCTAACGCAACCGTGAGTATCATCACGAGAACCATGCGGAACTTGATTAACAAACTCATGGAATCTACCGTTACCAAATATATTACGTTTAATACATTCAGCTTTCGGTATAAATTCAGCTTTATTAGAATTACCTAAATCATTAACAACAATCCAACCGTCTTGAAAGAATCTAGTAGCATTATCATTAATTAAATCTGAAACGTGTAGATTAAGTTCAGGAGAAGCGAACATATTCTCTGTTGTATTAATGAACGCTTCGGCAGGAGTATTAGCACGTTGGGCTTTATAGATTATATGAGTTTCACTATCATTATTATGAAAGTGATTCTCTTTATCTTGTTTATCCCAAGCATAAGCAGTGAATATAATTGAATTACCACGTTCAATATAAGGTTCACAATCCCATACTTGTGGAAAGAAGAAACCACATACTTCATGACGTTTATTAATATCCCAAACGTTTTCCATGCAAAGCATCTTATTCATTTTGGGATTATAAAAGGCTTTACTAAATGCAGCCCAGTTAGCACCTTTAGTACCACCCGTACCATAAATACGAATAGTACCAACAGATATAGCACCAGATTCTGTATTAGATAAAGTAACGTCAAGAGCTTTTTGGAGATTAGGACACTTACCAGCTTCCTCGAAGTCAATCTCAATAGCTTTCTTACCTACAGCAGCAGATTCATTCTTACCAATAGCAACACTATAAAGATTAGAAAGCCAACCAAAGTTTTTGAGACCTTTAGTTGATACACGATAACCCATTAGTATATCATCAATAACTTCTGAAATGTAACCTCTTTTCCAAAACGTATGTTCCTCAAAATGGTCAAGACATTTCTTAGCCATAAACGTAGTAGCACCTTTATCTGTAAGATAAGCTAATTGGTCAGCAGCAAGAGTTACCGTAA